TCCGGGGCACTCCCGCAAGGGCCTCGAAGACGCCTATGTGGCGCGCTATCTAGCTGCTCATGTGGCCCCGGCGCGGGCCATGCTTGCAGGGATGCTCGCGCAAGCTGGCGATGAAGACTTGAAGGCCCGGATTCATCGTGCCTTAATTGCGGACAACTTTTTGGTCCGAGGAAGAGACCCGAAGGGGTGGACGAGATGACGGAAGAGGTCAAAGTCGAGGGAGCGGAGGGGACGGTCGATCTCGAGAAGACTCAGGCGGCCGAAGAGCTCAAGGCGGTAGTGGAGGGGCAAGAGACCAAGCCGCCGCCCCCGGAGGTGAAGGAGGCGACGAAGTCGCCGGCCGAACCCTGGGCGGTGAAGAAGCTCCGCGAGCGGCTCGACAAAGTGACCGCGAAGGCCAAGGGAGCAGAGGAAGAGCTTGCGCGGCTGCGCGCGGGGGCAACTCGTGCTCCTGAAGAGCTCGCCGAGCAGCAGATCGAGGAGCGCGCACGCGCTCGGGCGACTGAGCTCGCCCTTCAGATGAAATTCAATGAGGACACGGCGAAGGTGCTGAAGGCCGGAAGATCGGGCTTCCCAGACTTCGACGAGAAAGTCGGCGCGCTTCGCACCGCCACGCTCGATGAGAGCGACCCCGAGTCCGCAAAGCGATATGTGGGGCTGGTCAGTGGGGTGCTCGAAACTGCCGAAGGCGATGCGACGATAGCCGCGAAGCTCATCCACTCGCTAGGCAGTGATCCAGAGACGGCGGAGCGATTGCTCAGTTTGAGCCCCGTGGGGCTCGGAAGGGAACTTGCGAAGATGGCGGAACGACCTGATCCAGAGCCTCCCTCGAAGGCTCCGAAGCCGCCGAGTGTGGTGGTAGGGGGGCGATCGGCCTCGCATACTCCGATTGATCCAAGCGATCCCACACGAGCCGGCCAACTCTCCATGGCCGAGTGGATGGCCAGAAGGGCGGCGCAGGTGAAAGAGCGGCAAAGCCTGGGGGCGAAGATCAGATGATGGGGCGCAATGCGCCCCGGCCTGCTGGAGGGGCCTAAAATCTCCTGATCAGGTCACTAGGACACCTTGAGCTCCTTGGTCGGACTTTTGATGGCTCTTGGTCCAGAGCCTCTTATGGGTGCAGAGCGCCCCCTGACCTTGGAGCACCAAGATGCCTGGCAATCAAATCCTCACCATCGACATGATCACGAGAGAGGCCATTCGCCTCTGGAAGAACTCAAACGCGTTCATGCAGAACGTGGATATGCAGTACGACGATAGCTTCGCTGTCAGCGGGGCCAAGATCGGGACGGCCCTCAGGATTCGCCTCCCGAACGACTTTACAGTCCGGACGGGGCCAGCCCTCCAGGTCCAGGATACTGTCGAACAGAGCACCACGCTGGTCCTCGCGACTCAGAAGGGCGTCGATGTTTCGTTCGACACGCAGCAGCGCACGATGAGCCTCGACGACTACTCGCGGCGCGTTCTGGCCCCGATGGTCAACAACCTCGCCGGCGCCATCGCCGTCGATCTGATGAGTGGGATCGAGGGCGGGATCTGCAACTTTGTGGCCAACCAGGACGCGGCCTACAATATCCTCACCCCCATCGCCGGGACGTATTTGAACGCGGGGGCCTCGCTCGACATCAATTCCGCCCCGATCGCCGATCGCAAGATAGTGAATGGGCCGAGAACGGAGGCCCGAGTGGTGGCCTCGCTCGCGGGGCTCCTCAACCCGGCGACTCAGATCGGCGAGCAGTACGTCACTGGCCGAATGTATGATGCGCTCGGGTTCATCTGGATGAAGGACCAGACCAACATCATTCATACGAATGGGACGCTCGCGCAGGGCTCGGCCACGGTCAATGGAGCGAATCAGACTGGGCTCTCCCTGAACGTCCATGCACTTGCGGGGACGCTCAACCAGGGCGATATCATCACGATTCAGGGGGTGAATAAGGTCAATCGAATCGAGAAGCAGGATACGGGTGAACTCGAGCAATTCGTGGTCACGGCGCCAGCTGCGCTCAACGCCACTTCGATCTCGATCTACCCCGCCATCGTCCCCCCGCAGGGCGGTCAGATAGTGCAGTATCAGACCGTCACGGCCAGCCCGGCAGACGGGGCTGCGGTCAATCCGACCAATGGGCTGGCCGCCAGCACGAAGTATCGGAAGAACTTTGTCTACGCGCCAGAGGCCGTGACGATGGCGGTCGCCGACCTCGAGCTCCCGCGCAATGTGCAAGAGGCCTCGAGAGAGGCCTTCGATGGGATCTCGATGCGCATGATCACGCAATATGTGATCGGGACGGACCAGCTCCCGACGAGGCTCGATGTCCTTTATGGATATCTGTGGGTGCGGCCCGAGTGGGCAGTTGTGGTGGCCGACATTGTGTGAGGGGGCCTAGCCCCCTCTTTTTGGGCGCTTCGCGCCCCTGAGGAGCAAGCAAATGCGAGCAGTCCAACGTCATACGATCTTCGACATCATGGAGGCCAAGGGGGTCTTCCGCTCGAACCCGGCAAACGCTGGGAGTGTGGCGGCAGACGGCACTCAACTCTACAAAGGCCCCGTCCCCTTCCCTCGCATGGTCTACGCGGCGGAGGAGGAGATCATTGTCCCCGGGGTCTGGGAGGACACTAAGCAGGGGGTGAAGTTGCTCAACGAGCAACGGGCGATCAAATCGAAAGTGGTGGAGAATCAGGGGGAGTTCGAGGCCGCGCTAGTGGCAGGGTGGTATGACCATCCTGCCAAGGCCCTCGGCGCGATCATCCAAGCCAATCGAGCGGCGGGCATCGAGGACAAGAGAGTCGTCCCCACTGTGAGCGCCCAAGAAACTCTCGATTCGTACAAGAAGGAGATCGAGGAGCTCAAGGCCAAGCTGGAGAAGGCCGAGGAGCTCGCGAAGATCTCTTCGCTCCCGAGCCCTGAACCCAAGCCCCGAGGTCTCTCCGCCCGATGAGCATCCTCGACCTGACCCGCACGAGCGTTGGGGACATCTGCATCCAGGCCCTCAAAGACGCGAATGTCCTCGGGGTTGGGCAGACTCCTCTGGCCGAGGATCAGAGCGAGGCCTGGGCACGGCTCCAGTGGATGTTCGGGCAGTGGGTGCGCAAGAGGTACATGATCTTTCATCTGGTGACCTATCTCGTGCAAAGCACGGGGCAGGACACCCCGTATTCGGTGGGGCCAGGAGGTCAAATCGACACAGATGGGGCCGCGGTCAATGACCCCAACTGGATTGGACGCATCACTGGCTCGCAGAGGCCCAACCAGATCGAAAGTGCGTTCTTCCAGCAGAACACGACGGGCGGCGGCAATCTTAGCCCAATCGTCTATGGCCTGAAACTCTATCGTGCCATGGAGGACTATCGGAGGATCTCCCTCCCCTCGCTCTCCACCTTCCCCATGTCGGCCTTTTACGATCCGGCGTTCCCACTTGGCCAACTCTACATTTGGCCATGGCCGAACAATCCTCAGTATTCGGTGGGGATCGTGTGTCGAGAACAAATGCCAGTGCAATTCCCCTCGCTCGCCTCGGTGGTCTACTTGCCCCCTGAGTACTACCAGGCGATAGTGTCCAACCTGGCGATCTCGCTTCGCCCCAAGTACGGAATCGGGACTTTCCCTGGCGATCTCCTTCCCCTCGCCGCCAAGCAGGGGATGAGTGTGATTCGCAAGGGCTCGACGCAAATCGCGAATCTCCAGATGCCGAGTGAGATCATTCGAAACGGGAACTACAATATTTATAGTGATCAGGTCTACTAGAGGGGGCCGAAGGCCCCGAAAAGGAGCATGAAATGACAAGTTCTCTCTTCTCCACCCTCAACCAGATGGACTTGCAAAGTGGCGAGCACCTCGTGGATGGCACGACCATCAGGGCCGCGCTGGCCCCGCAGCAGCCGAACCCCTCGCTCACCGCGCTTGCGGGAGGGGGATTGACGGGGGCTCCGATCTTGGGGCTCGGGATCAACAATCTGGCCACCGTGGCCTCAGGAGGGGACTCGGCGGCCCTGCCGCAGGCCCTTCAGGGGGCGATGGTCATCGTGATCAACAATGGGACGCAGAGCGCCTATGTGTGGCCGCAGAGCGGTGACACGCTTGTCCCAGCGGCGGGGAGCACGGAGAGCTACGCCACTGTCGCCGCGAATGCCATCGTGTCGTTCTTCTGCTACGCTGGCGGGTATTGGAAGGCCAGTGTGTGAGGCGAAGCCATGGGCACGAAGTGGAAGAGGAAATGGGGGGCCGAGGGCCCTTCGGGCCATCCTGACGAGCCAGAGGACAAGGCGCTCGTGAAGAAGATGGTGAAGAAAGAGGCGCTCAAGGGGGCGAAAGCCCCAAAGCGGCCGAAGGCCCCGTAGAGGCCGGGCCGTGCCTCGCCTCGAGCTCATCGGCGGCGCCTATGCCGCTCGAAGCGTCATCGCGAATGCCCAGCGATGTCTGAACCTCTACCCCGAGGTCAATCGGGCGGATGCCCCGAGCAAATTCACATTTTATCAGCGCCCCGGACTTCGCAAACTCTCGAGCCCCCCAAGTCCGGGGCTCGGAAGGAGCGTGCTCAGGGCCTCGAGCGGCGCGGGCTATGCGGTCGTGGGGCAGGATGTCTATGCGCTCGATGCCAATTGGACTTGGACGAAGATCGGAGCTCTCCAGAGTGCGAGGACCAACCCCGTCTCGCTCTCCGACAATGGGCAAGTCGCGGTGCTGGGGGATGGGAGCTCGATCGGCTACACCTGGCCCCTCGCGACCAATGCGTTCGCCCAGATTAATGATCCCTCAGGGTTCTTCTCCGGTGCCCTCAAATGGGATACGATCGATGGGTTTTTGATCTGGCCGATTTTGAACACCAATCAGTTCGGATCGACCTATGACAACGAGCTTACGTTCGATGGCACCTACTATGGAACGAAGGCCGGATACCCTGACAAACTCGTCACTCTCGCCGTCAACCATCGATTGATTTATCTCCTGGGGGCCTACAAGTCCGAGATCTGGTATAATAGTGGGAGCGCGCTCTTTCCCTTCTCCATCCAGCCGGGGGCCTATATCGAGTGGGGATGCGTTGCCCCGTATAGCGTGGCGAATATCGGCTCGACGATCTTTTGGCTCGGGAGGAGCACTCAGGGCGAGGGGCTCGTGCTCCAGCAGGAGGGCTACACCACCTCGATCATCTCCAACCACGCGATTTCGTACGCGATCTCAAAGATGCTGAAGAGCGGAGTGAGCATCTCCGACGCGGTGGCCTACACCTACACCCAAGATGGCCACATCTTCTATGTCCTCACGTTTGTGGAGGGCAACCAGACCTGGGTCTACGATTATGCGGTTAGGGACCCCGAGTACGCATGGCATCAGAGGGGATGGACGGATTCGAACGGGCAGGTGAATCGGGAGCGGGCGTTCAGCGCGGCGTTTCTCTTCGGCACGAACGTCACCATGGACTGGCAAGACGGGACGCTCTATGCCCTCGACCTCGATTATTTCATGGACGACGTGAGGGGGGTTAGTGGCCCGGTCCAGTACACCCGAACTTTCTCGCAGGTCAAGCAAGGGTACTCAGTCGGGATTGGCCCCCAGGCGTTCCAGCGCCTCCCGATCGCCGATGACGGACATGGGTTCATTACTCATGAATTCGTCGCTGATTTTGAATGCGGGAATGGGCCAGACGACACGACGGGGCTTCCCCCTCAGATCGGGCTTCGCTGGTCAGTTGATCGCGGGAGGACTTGGGGCAATGCGGTCATGCAGAGTGCGGGGAGAGTGGGCGAGTACCACGCACAACCTAAGTGGGCCAATTTGGGCTACGGGAGATACCCCATCTTCGAACTCTCCTGGTCATTTGGCGGCAAGGCCGCGCTCAATGGGGCGTGGTTCGAGCCCCAAGTGACGCATCGCTAAGGAGGGGGCGAGATGATCAAGTTCGGGTTTCCTCCTCCTCAGGTCCCCCTGACCGATCGGAACGGTCAGATGAACTTCGCATGGACGAACTTCTTCCAGGCTCAGTATAATGCCATCCAAAATCTGCTGGGGAATCCACTCGTCCCCTCCGATCCGCCGATCACCATCACTGGCTCCTCGCCCTTCACCTACAAAGCCCCGACGAGAGGATTCGTCCTCGTGGGGCCAGGGGGGTCGATCGAGTTCTCCCGCGGAGGCCGCGCCTGGTTCGCGGTGACGAGTGATCTCATCCCCATGCTCATGGATGATCAGATCAGGGTCAGCTGGACGGGGGCCATTCCCCCTACCCTCAATTGGTTCGGAGGATAAGCGAGTGAACGCTCCCTCCCCCTTCCTGATCCTCGCTCTCCCGCGCTCCCGCACCGCGTGGATCTCGAAATTCCTTACCTACGGGGAGTGGCACTGTGGGCACGAGCAGCTTCGCTATATGCGAAGCATCGAGGATGTGATCTCGTGGCATGGGATGGGGGAGATCGGGACGGCTGAGACCGCCGCCGCGCCCCATTGGCGGCTGGCGCTAGCTCTTTTCCCCGACCTCAACATCATCACGATCAGGAGAGATCGAAGGGAAGTGCTCGACTCGTTCGCTCGAATGGGAATTGGGGGCGAAGCCCCCGGAACAATGCTCGAACGACTTGATCGGAAGTTGGATCAAATTGAACGTCGGGGGCCAAATGTTACGGCTATCGATTACCACGAACTCGATAGTGAGTCCGGCGCGAAGCGCCTCTGGGAATCCACTCTCCCTTACCCCTTCGATCGCGAGTGGTATTCGCTCCTCGCTCCCCTGAACATTCAGCTCTCGCTCCCCCATCTCCTCCGCTACTACTCCGCCCACGAGTCCCAGATCGTCCGATTCGCTGCCGTGGCAAAAGAGACCACGAAAGTCCTGATCCGCGAGGCCGCACAGGCGCGCCGTTACCTGCACTAGAAGGGAACTCTCCATGGCATTCGCACTCGCAGCAGGAATCGGTGCGATTAGTTCGATCGCGAGTGGGTTCTTTGGATCGAGCGCCTCCAAAGAGGCGGCGCAAGCCCAGGCCCAGGCCGCGGAAGTCGCGGCGATGGTGCAGGAGAATGCGATCACCGCACAGCAGGGGGAGATCCAGCAGGCCTGGAACTTTCTGGCCCCCTATCGGGGGATTGGGCAGCAAGCCGCGGCCACGCTGGGCTCGATGACCGGAGTGGGGGGGAACCCCCAGACATCGCTCCTCACCGCGCCGTTCCGCCCAACGATGGCGCAGCTGGCGGCCACCCCAGGATATCAGTTCACTCTCCAGCAGGGCCAACTGGCGACTCAGAATGCACTCTCGGGGACTCAGCCTGGAGGAGCGGCCTCGAAGTCCCTGGTCAACTACGCCGAGGGGCTCGCTGGGACGACCTTCCAGCAGCAGTTCCAAAATTACCTCGCCCAGAACCAACAAATCTACTCCATGCTCTCGGGCCAGGCCGGGATGGGGGAAAATGCCGCGGCGGGGAGTGGGACGATTGGCCAGGCCGGGATGAGCAATATTGTGTCCTCGCTCGGCAATGTGGGAAATCTGATCACAGGGGCGGGAGCGGCGAGTGCGGCCGGGACGATCGGGAGCGCGAACGCGGTCATAGGGGGAATTAACTCGGGCACGAACGCACTGACCAACGCGATTGGGATGAGTGCAATTTCGGATGCAATGAGAGGGGGCTATCAGATGGGGACTCCCTCGTCGCCATTCGGCACAGCGGACCTC